AACGATATCCGTCCGCAGGGTGCGTCATCCGCTGTCCCTACAACGCTCGCGTCTGGCACGTTGACTACGTTAACTACGGTCATCGCGGTCAACACAGTCAACGCGGTAACCGCGTCTGGCACGCCCACAGCGCCAGCCACGCCGTATATTCTGAACTCGCTGGCATCAACCAACATCGCGCTCATCCTGACGGGCACTAGCGGCTTGCACGCTTTTTATGCCACGAACACAGGCGCGACAGCGGCCTTCGTAAAGCTGTACAACAAGGCCACTGCGCCCGTGTTGGCGACCGACGTTCCCGCGATGATTATTCCCATTGCTGCTGCTACCGCAGGGTTCCCCGGTGTAGCGACTTTGCCCATCGGCCACAACGGGTTCCGCTTCGCGCTGGGCTTGGGTATCGCCATTACCGGCGCAGTGGGCGACACAGACACCACCGCCGTCGCGGCGGGTCAGGTCAAAGTGATGCTGTCGCGTACGGTCTAACCCGTGCTGCCATACTCCGTGCATCTGCTGTGGGCCGCTGTCGCGGTGTATACGGTCTGGCGCTTCTCAGCCGTGGCAGAGCAAGCCATTGCACGACAGAACCCGCCGCTTCCGGTGCCGACCCCGCTAAAAATGGTGGTGGTGCCGGAAGATTTGGTGGCAATTGCTATGACGCATTCTGAAACGTGGGCGCAAGAGGATACGCTGAAGGCGATCCGTGAGCGGTATGAGCAGTTGCAAGACTGGAATCGGGTACGCAGCGCCTTTGGGATCGGGAGCATGGGATGACAGGACCGATGGTGATGGACGACGATCCGGCCTTTATCGGCGCAACGTTGGACGACGAGATGGCCCGTCTCATGGAGGGGCTGTCGAACAACCCAATGTCCCCGAACGAGCAGATGGCTCCCAATCTGCCGAACGATATGGACATCCCCCGCACCGAGTTGGAACAGGCGCTTATCCGCGCCCTCTACGGGTACGATTGCCCTCTTGCCAATGAAGCAGCGGTCGAGGACCGTGTCGCATGGGCGTCATGGGTTCGCGGCTTGTGGGACTCTCGACGGGAAGCGGTCCAGACGCATCTGCACTTGGTCGAGCGGAATCGATTGTTTCGGGCAGGGCGGCAGTGGATTTCCGCGCAGGGTCTAGGCCCGTGGCGTGAGCCGTCCCGTCCCCGTGACGCGGCCCGTGTCGTGTACAACATGATGGACAAGGCGCTGGATCAGCGGTTGCAGATCATCATGGATCAGCGACCAGGCTTCTCCGTCACGCCTGCCACCAACGATCCTGACGACAAGCGGAAAGCCCAAGCGCAGCAGATGGCGCTGGAGTATTTGTACGAGCAATTGCAGATGGACCGCTTCTCCCGCGAGGCTGCGTTCTGGGCGCAGACGGATGGCGTGTCGTTCTGGCATCTGTACTGGGATGCAGACCGTGGCCCGTTGGACGAACGGCTGGGCACCAAGCCCGGTGAGAAGAAACCGTTAGGAGATATTGGCTGTCAAACGTTGCGGGTGGAGCAGGTCCGTGTGTCGTCGAACGCGACCGCGACCCAGCCCCCGCACTGGGTCATTGTCCGGGAGGTGATCTCACGGCAGGAAGCGGCGTACCGCTATGGCGTAGCAGGGCTAGACGCAGCCAACACGATGATTGCGAACGGCAACGCCGCCGCGTACTCTGGGTCTGAAGGGCTTGGCGCGTGGGTGCTGTCACAGACCACCGTAGGCGAAGGCCAGCGCCTCCGCGACGAGGATGTGACCGAACGCTTTACGCTGTACATGGCCCCGCACCCCGATGTTCTCCCCGAAGGGATGCAGTTGGTGCTGGTTGGCGACGAGGTGGTGTTTGGCCCGAAGCCGCTGATGTGGAACATTATCCCTATCGTGCCGGTGCGGGACGGGTCCAGCGATCCGTCGTACTACCCCCGTCCGGTCATGGAGCAGTGGATCGACCACCAGATGCGGGTCAATGCGTTGCTGTCCAAGTGGATTGAAAACATCCGTGTCAACGCGGGCGGACGGTTCCTGACCCGCCCCCACGCGATTGCCACTGAGACGTTCATGGGTGGCGTCACGTCGATGATTGAAGTCCGTGGCGCTGGCAGCATGAGCGACAGCATCCAGCCCGTGAACGGGTTTAGCGTTGGCGCAGACGTGAAGGAAGCGTTGGCGCTGGAGCAGCGGGCGTTTGAGAACGCGAGCGGCTGGAACCAAGTCAGCCGTGGACAGGCCACTGGCGAATCGGGCCGTGCGATTATCGCCACCCGTGAGCAACTAGAACGGGTGTTCTCGCCCGTCGTATCCGCGATTGCCCAAGCGTTTACCGACTTTGCCCGTGCCGCGATTGCTGGCATGGCATGGGGCTATGACGTGCCGCGAGCGTTGGGGACCGTAGGCAAAGGCCGTCCCGATCTCGCCCGTGCCATCTCGTCCAGCGATTTTGACGGGCAGGCCGATGTGAAGGTAGAGAAGGCCAGCATGATGCCGATGCCGCTGGCGTTCCGGATGTATATGCTCGACAACTGGTTGCAGACGGGCGTGATCGACCTCAAGGAGTACCGCCGTCGCCAGATGTTTGCCCTAGCGTCCAACATTTCCTCGCCTGACGACGACCAAGAGGCGCGAGGAAAGCGGGTGTCTGACGCGATCCGTCAGCAGATCGACGTGCCAGAGATGCGGTGGCAGGACAACGAAGCCATCCATCAGGACGTGTTGGAACGCGAGATTTTGTTGCAGGACGACTTGGACCCGCAGATTATCGCCGCCGCACAGGAGCGGTGGACGATGCTGGCAAACCAAGCCGCGCAGAAGCAGGGTGGCGCTCCTGGCGCTGCTCCTCCTGCCCCACCGATGCCCGGAGCTGGACCGGAAGGCGGACCTCCCGCCGCCAGCGTACCCAATATGCCACCGAGCCAGTTGCCGCTCGCCGCCGGAAACCCTCCTATCGGAGTCGCGCCATTGATGCAGCAAGCCTTGGCGGGCATCCCTGAAGAAGAGTCTGCCGCACGGCAAGCGGACATCTTATCTCGCCAGCAATAGGATCAGATGACCGCACCAGTTCTTGATATTAACGATGTAATCGCAGAAGCCGCTGCCGCGTCCCTCCCCGACACGGTGGACGAAACGGCGGTTGCCACCGACCTTGAGGAAATCCCACAAGACAATGCTGCGTCAGACGAAGATGTTAGCGTTAGCCCTGCGGAAAACACGGAAGAAAGCGCCTCGTCAGATGACGCGGTATTACCAGAAGGGTATGTGGCTGTCCCGACCTTATCGGAAGGGTTGGCAACCGAGTTTGCGCTGTACGACGAGGACGGGGAGGTCGAAGTCCCCTCGCTGATGGTGGAGTACAAAGCCAACGGCAAGGTGCGGAAGGACCGCCTCGACCAAGTGGTAAAGCTGGCGCAGTGGGGTGTGTACAACGAGGAGCGGGACCGAAAGGCCCAGGTGGTTGAGCAGGAGTATCAGCAATCTCTTTCCGCGCTCCAGCAGATGGAAGCGGCGATTGTGGAGCGGGAAGCGCAGATGGAACGGCTGTTGCACGATGACGAGTTCTTGGAGGCCGTCCGTGAGGCGTACCTGAACGAGAACTCGCCAGAAAAGCGGGTGCAGCGGGCGGAACAGGAGACGCAGAACTTGCGTGTCCAGCACCAAATGCAGGATATTACACGGAACGGTGAACAGTTCTACGAGCAGGAAATTATGCCAGCCGTCCAGATGATTACGGACGCACTGCCAAACATTTCTGTCGAGGACATTGAGAGCCGTTTGACGATGGTGATGCAAGCGCACGCGGAGATTGGCCCGAACGGCCAGCCATATGTCCCGCCGTCACGCTATGATGCCATCCGGCAGTACATCGTCGAGGACTTGGCGGTGTGGGCGCAAATGGTCAACGTGAAACGGTCTAAACCCGACCCGTCTGCCACACAACGGGCAGCGTTACAGTCGGAACTGGACAAGGCACGGATCGAAGCGCAGAAAGCCAAGAACTTGCTGGGGAAGGCCACGAAGCCGACCGGCACGGTGGGCAAGATGAATGCCCCCAAGAGTGCGCCAATCTCAACCGTAGACGATGCGGTGGATAGTGCGTTGCGATCAGCGTTAGCATCATTTTCTTCATAAGACACTCAGAGGCGTATCATGCCCAATCCGACAGTTATTACCGATGCAGAGCTAACTGGCCTGCTCAAGAACGTGTACTCGCAGTTCCGTGAGAAGGTGCAGAACCTTGTCACCCCATTCCTCGCCCAGCTCCAGAAGGGCAAAGCTGGTGGCCCCCGCAATATGCGGTGGGGCGGCAACAACGTGTTCTTCGATGTGGTCACGGGCCGTCCGTCCGGTGCCACCTTCTCGCAGGGTGGATACTTCCCGCCTGACACGACCGCGACCGAAGTGCAGGGCAACGTTGGCGTAGTCCGCGCTTACACCACCCGTCAGATCGACGGTCTGGCGTTCGTGGGCACGCAGAGCAAGGATGCGGCCTTTACGACCATCGCTACCAAGACGATGGAAGAAATCAAGGACGCCTCCAAGCTCCTCATGCAGCAGGCGCTGCACAACAAGCCTGACGGTATCGTGGCGCTGATCGGCACGGCGTCGACCACCACGTCGATCATCGTGTCCTCGCCCTACGGCTTGGCTGGTGCTGGACAGGGTGCCCTTCTCCTCTCGGTGGGCGACTACATTGCCGTGCTGGACACGTCGGCGTCTGACGCGGTGCTTGGTCGTGCAGCGATCACCGCGATCTCCAACAGCGGCGACAATGCCACCCTGACGCTCGGAACGGCGATCGCGGGTATGGCGGCGACGGACAAGATCGTGAAGGCGACCACGACCGATACCTCGTTCAACGTGGCGATGAACGGTCTGGTCAACATCACGAACCGTGGCGGCAGCTACGCCACCCTGCACAACATTTCGGCCTCGACCTACAACATCTGGGACGCGACGCGGATGGTGGCAGGAACCGATACGCCGGACGTGAACCAGCCGACCGAATCGGACATCTGGGACTTGATCCAGCGCATCAATGGCCGCTCTGGCAAGGACGCGATGGCCCGTCCGCAGGACTTCTTCATGATGACCACGCCGGGTCTCGGCAAGAAGCTGATGGAGAGCATGGTCGCGCAGCGTCGGTTCACGGCTGGCGAGTTCAGCACCACGATCAAGGGTGGGTACAAGGCGGTCGAGATTTGCGGCGTGAAGTGCTACCTCGACTACTACGTCCCCGCTGGCACCATCTACCTTCTGCACCTCCCGTCGCTGGCATGGGTGGACGCGAAGGACTGGGGCTTCGTGGAGTTTGAGGGCGCTGGCCCGTGGCGCTGGATTCAGGGCCGTGACGCCTTTGAGACGACCTACGGCTGGTACGGGAATCTCGCTTGCATCGCCCGAAATAGCCATGGGATGATCACCGGATATACAGACACGGTTCGTTATTCCCACGTTTGACAAGTCGTTGTAACTTAACGACTTAGCTCACCTCCTCTCCCGTTGAATTGCCGTACGACTCGTCAAGAGTTTACATTACGAGCAACTTTAACGGGAGGGTATGGTGAGGTGTAACAAGTGCGAGGAAGAGAAGCCTATTGAGGCGTTTTCTAAGCGAAGCAGTCTCAGGTGTACTGAATGCCTGTATGCAGCGTCGAGAAAACGATACGCAGAGCGGTATGCAAAGGGGCGGCGAGAAGCGTCTGTGCGTCGGCATCATGAACGTTTGGCTGGTCGCTCGCTCAATTTGACGGTGCCACACGCGGCGTACATCGCTGGGATTATTGACGGGGAAGGCTGGATTGGTATTCACCAACTTGGTAAGCAGGGTGGGGTAAGTCGCAGGATAGGGCAGTACAGGATGTGCGTAGAAGTGGGTAACACCAACGAAGCAATCATTCGGTTTCTTCAGTGCCACTTGGGCGGGTCTGTAACTTTTTCGGCCTCAAAGGGCAAGAACAAAGGGCACTGGAAATGGTCAACTTCGTCCTACGTTGCGATGTTTGTGCTCGATGCGATTGTCCCGTATCTGATTATCAAAAAGCGCCAAGCAATTCTCTGTCGTCGGTTCCAACGGTATACGCAGTCTCCATCTCGTATCGTCACTGAAAAAGCCTTGCTGGTTCATCAACGCTTTTACCATGCGTTGCGTGACCTTAATAAACGTGGGATCTAAAAGGAGATATACATGGGTGTAGCAAACCGTTTTTCCCCGTTGCCCGGTCGCTTCGGCGTAGCACCTGTGGTCTTGACCAGTGGCCGTATTAACACGGGCACTCTGGCAGCGGGCACGCAGACGCACAACATCGGCACGTTCCCCGGCAACACGACCATTTGCGAAAGTGCAGCGGTGTGTGCGGAAG